GTGTTCCAGAAATTAGCCTTGTCGGAGTTTCCGCCCCTAAATCGATTTAGACTTCAATTCGTAATCATGGATGATGGTGCCTAAAGCGGGATCACCCACTTTCATCTCACCTATCCATACCCGTTTCTTGACATTGCCCCTCGCGTCTTTGAGGGTGCGCCAGTGTCCGCGCCGCCAATGTTCCCGCTTGGGTGTGCCATGCCCCGTGAACATCTGGTCATATATGCGTTTGCCGCGCGGCTTGGGCAGATTGATAGTGACCACCTTGTACTCATTTTTTGGCACCTTGCGGCCAAACTTGATTTGATCAATTTGCTTGGCTGGCTGAACTGTTTCATGGGCTATGAGATCATAGTTCAACAATCCCAGCAACGCGATCAGGAACCGCCCATCACCAGCTTGAGACATCAGCGCCCGTGCCTTGTATTCAGTCATTTCGCGGGGCGACCAGCCTTCATCAAACTTTCTGGCTGGCATCGACCAATGCATCGGGGCGCTTTGTACTTGCATGAAACAGCGTTCCAGCGCGGCGTCCATCTTGCCTTTCTTTTCCCACTCATCCAGATACCAAGCGCCGATCAAAGCTGATGATGTCATGTCCATGTCCATTTCAAAGGCACGATCATCTGGTACAGATGCATCAAACTTTTGATCTAGTTCATGATGCGTGAATGGCCCGTCGTTGGACATATAGAATCCGATTGGCATCCCGACCACCTGATCAGCCTTTGGCCCATTGACGTTTTTGGCTTCATCAAAATCATCTCTGACGACCATGTAGTTTGTGAACATGGGCTGACCGTTGATCTCCATGATGTGATAGCCAATTCGATCTGCAACATCGGCCTTGGACTCGTCATGCGTCAGGCCAGCCTTTTTCATTTCACGGTTGATGATGTCCTGCCTGAAATCTTCATCCCACTCAATCCACATATTGCTGAAGCAAGGCTTGGCACGCTCCAGCATGTTGACAAGAGTCTGCGGCTTGGCGAGTGACGCCAGATAGGCATGTTCGACTAGGCTGTTGCTCACCACAAACTTTTGAGATGTCGCTATGTTGGCTTGTACGTTCCGACGCATGGCCTCTGCATACTTGCCTTGCTGATATCCGTAGATGCCCCGCTTGGGGTTTGCCAAGGCGGTCAATAGCACGTTGGACAGGGTGGGCTGGATGGCCCCAATGCCTGTCTTCAGCGATGATATGGCTTGATCGTACTTGTCCGTCATGGTCATTTCGTTCTCCACTAAGTTGGTCATTCTCTGAGATTCTAGTCTCACTGTTTACTATTGTCAACAGCCTAATCATCGTGGTAGTCATCACGATAGTCGATAATTTAGAAAAGTTGTTGCGACGGGCCTAAAAAATCTATTAGTGTCTCTGAACCACGATGACCAATGGAGATGAATATGAGTTGGGATGCCCTGAAAATTGCCGCTCAATCGCGTTGCAGAACGCCTACCGCCAAGCTCGTTTTGATCATGCTGGCGAACTACGCTGATGATAATTATTCAAGCTATCCGTCAAATTCAAAGCTGTCTGACTTGTGTGGCTGTGATGAGCGCACCATCAAACGTGCCATCAAAACTCTTGTCGAGGACGGCCTTGTGAGGGTGACGCCACGCTTTAGTAAAGACGGCAAACAGACCAGCAACAGTTTCACAATTATCACGAACAGGGGTGACAAAAATGACGGGGTGGGGGTGACAAAAATGACCCCCAATACTATCAGAGATATACCCGTTAATAAGGAATCAAAGAGGGGTGACAAAAATGTCTACCCCAAGGAATTTTTAGAGTGGTGGGATTTATATCCGCGCAACGACGGTTCCAAGAAAAAGGCTTTTGAGGCATGGGTCAAGGCCCAGCCTTTGATTGACCAAGACGATCTTGTGACCGCGACCAAGATGTTTGCCCGATCCTGCCACGGTAAAGATAAAACATTCATAGCCCACGCGACCACTTGGTTGAACCAAAGGCGTTGGGAAACCGTGCAGGAAGCACAAGCAATAACCACGAACCGCAACCAACTAGCAGGATGATGACTGATGCAGGAGTTAATTGATCAAGGAATCCGATTACGTTCTTATTCAGAGGGTGATCACAAAACCACATGCCCCCAATGTTCAAGTGGCAGGCGCAACAAAACAGACCCGTGCTTGTCGGTCACGATAAAACCTGATGGGGGCGTCGTATGGAAATGCCATCACTGCGAGTGGGTTGGTGGGGCTGGTGGGGCCGAAAGGCCCGTGTACGGGCGTCTGAGGGCGTTTAAAAGGCCATCCAAGCCAGAAGGTCAGTCTGTAAACGATCAGGCGGCGGCGTGGTTTGCAAAACGGGGCATATCGCAGTCCACGGTTTCAAGATTTCAGATTTACAGGTCTGAACAGCATCTGGGGAACGGGCCAGAGGGTTGTGTTTCGTTCCCGTATTACAAAGACGGTGAACTGGTAAACATTAAGCACCGCACCAAAGACAAGCGGTTCCGTCAGGAAAAAGACGCCGAAAGGACGCTATACAATATCGATAGCGTCAAGGCTCACTGGGACAAGAGCGGTCCCAAAGAGGTGATCTTTGTTGAGGGCGAGATGGATGTGCTGTCTCTTGTAGAGGCTGGGTTTGACCATGTTGTCACTCTGCCTGACGGCGCACCAAAGGAAGCCAAGTTTGACGCGAATGACAAAAGATTCGCGGCCCTACAAAACTGTGAATGGTTGAACAACGCAGAAAAGGTCATTCTGGCTGGCGATTGTGATGCCGCAGGCAAGGCGCTACAGCTAGAACTAATTCACCGCTTTGGAAAGGATCGTTGCTGGACTGTCGAGTGGCCTAATCTACACGATATTCAAACCAAAGACGCCAATGAGTGTCTGGTTCATCACGGCGCAGAGGTCGTGGTCGAGGTCATCGAAAACGCCACGCCGTTCCCCATTGATGGAATCTACACGGTCAAAGATTATCAGCGAGAGGTGCAGGACATCTATTCTGGGAACGTCCAGAAGGCTATCAGTACAGGGTTTGATAATCTTGATGAAATCTACAAGGTGATGCCATCGACATTCTGTCTGGTGACAGGGGTGCCAAATCATGGAAAATCCAACTTTCTGGATCAGCTAACCGTCAATCTCGCCCGTAATGAGGGCTGGCGGTTTGCGGTCTTTAGCCCTGAACACTCAACGGCAAATCACATCAGGCGGTTATCAGAGAAGGTTGTTTGCAAGCCATTTGACGATGGCCCCAGTGACCGCATGACCCGCGAGGAGTTGGGCGATGCCATGATGTTTCTGGATGAAAAATATTATTTCATCGAAAGCCGCGACACGATTCCAAGCATTGACTGGCTACTTGGCAAGGCCAAAGCGGCCTGCTTGCGGCATGGTGTGAAAGGGATAGTGATTGACCCTTACAACGAGATCGATGCCAGCCGCGAGGGCAACAAGCGAGAAGATGAACACATCAGGGATTTGATATCTGCCTGCAAGCAATTCTGTCGGAGTCATAATGTCTGTATGTGGATGGTCGCCCACCCTGCCAAAATGCAAAGAAATCAAGAGGGTATCATCCCGCCGCCAAGCCTGTATGATGTAAGTGGGTCAGCCCATTGGAACAACATGACCGATGTGGGGCTGGTGATACACAGGGATTTTGAAACCGATCAGACTAGGGTGATAACCCGAAAGGTCAGGGAACAGGGGTTATATGGCGCGATAGGTGAGGCTTATTTTAATTATGATGTCACTCAGCATGTATATCGCCCAGTCATGGGAGTGTTGTGATCATGGCGTCAGGATTTGCACAGCTTCAACAGCTTAAAGACAAGATGTTGGCACCGCTGTTTGAAAAGCGGCGTCACCTTGGATGCTTTATGTGTGGCAAGACGTTTTATGGATATTATCAGAAGCAGGGTTACGGCCACAAGGTTCCGAATGGGAAAAGAAGACCACATCCGACAAAAGCAGGATGGTATGTAGTTGAGACTTATGATGATGTCTACTATCCGAATTGCCCAGACTGCCTCACCCCGATGTTCATAGATGACGCCAAATCAGCAAAGGCATCATATCACAGCATGATGGAAGATTTTAGGAAACGAGATGAACGTGCGGCGGCGCGTAAAGCCAAGCGCGATGCAAAGCCCGTGATATGCACCCGTAAGGTACGGTTTGAGAACTGGCCTATCTTTCAGGAGCGGTTGCAAGCGGTGGCAGACAACCCAGACCTACTGACGGCACATGAATTGATGTCATCGTGGTTCTTGGACAGGCTGTTTTGGTTAAAGTTTGGCAAGGGCTGTCACACCATGACATGCCGCCATTGGTCAGTCAGAAAGCAGTTGTATGACGGCACCTATAAAAGCAACAGCGGCAAAAGCACGATGGGGGAATGGGTGCCATACTTTGAAATCACCAACACGGTCACAGGCAAGATGCATGAGGTCGGCAACAGGTCAGTGGTTTCATACATAGAGCGCAAAGAAAAATACGGAACCAACAGGCGCAATGACCCGAAAAGGAACTATGGGTTGCCAAACAGCAGGGGGTATAGATGATGCTAAATAATAAAGAGCGAGACATCATTTACAAACTTATAGAAGAAGCCAAGCCAACAGCTTCTGTTTTAATGGGTGAAAAGGTTCTTTGCCCCTCCGATATGGCTCTTTATGACCAGTTAAATAAATTGGAACAGAAACTTAAATCAAGCGACAGTCGATATGAGCCTGTAAGTCGTGAAGAATATGAAGCAAGAGGTGGCAAGTGATGACATCATTAAATCTTGGACAGAATCTAGCCGTGTGGTATCATTCGCTCGTCGATCCAACAGCATCTCCACGTTGTTGTGGTCTTCGTGGTTGTGAGGGGGGTTTGGTCGCCTCCCTCACTTTCGTTTAATTGACAGATTCGTCATGCAAATGGTAATCTGTAAATTGACTTGGGCCGTTACCCAACTTGTAACTTTAACAACAACTGCAAACCGATTGGTGGTTAGTTTTTGGTGTCGGTGGCAAGATTTTGTGTTTCGACAGCGGCTCAAGTCACCACCCCACACAGCGGCGGTCAATGCCAAGGTCAGGGTGTTCCGATATGTCCCGCACGACCAAATCCCACAATATGAGCGCATGGGCTATGTCTGCCCCACCCCAATCAAGGGGCATCACGGATTCTGGTCAGTAATCATGGAGCGGCCCGATGATAATCAACGGTGACTGCTTGGAGGAAATGCAAAGGCTGATTGATGACGGCGTAAAGGTAGATGCTGTCGTCACTGACCCACCATATCACCTCACATCGATCACTGAGCGGTTTGGCAAAGAAGGCTCTGCCCCAGCCCAGCATGGCACAGACGGGGCGTTTGCAAGGGCGTCACGCGGCTTTATGGGCAAAGAATGGGATGGGGGAGACATAGCGTTCCGCGCAGAGACATGGGCGTTGTGCTTTGATCTTTTGAAAGCAGGGGGGCATCTACTGGCGTTTTCTGGCAGTCGCACATATCACCGCATGGCCGTCGCAATAGAGGATGCAGGGTTTGAAATCCGTGACCAGATCATGTGGATATATGGCTCTGGCTTCCCCAAAAGCCTGAATATTGGCAAGCAAATAGATAAGGCGGCTGGGGTTGAGCGTGAGGTTATAGGTAGCAAGATTGGGCAAGCTGGCTATTCGTTAGCCGATAATGGACGAACAAATAGCATATATGGAAATTTACATGATCCCAACGCAGAATGTGCTATTACCGCTCCCGCTACACTTGAGGCTCAACAATGGGAAGGCTGGGGAACAGCACTAAAGCCAGCCCATGAACCTATAGTGCTTGCAAGGAAGCCAATCTCTGAGAAATCCGTAGCAGATAACGTGGTCAAGCATGGCACAGGGGCGCTGAATATTGATGGGTGCAGGATAGGAAGCGATGGCGGCACTAAAAGTCTTGTCCAAGAAATCAAAAGGAATAACAAAATTTATGGAACTTTGAAGAAGACAAAAGCGGTCACACCAGATGATGATTTTAGCAGATACCCAGCAAACGTAATCCACGATGGCCTGCAAGAAGAATGGGCCAGATATTTCTATTGCCCCAAGACATCCACCGCAGAGCGTGAGGAAAGTGTCACCCAGAACGTGCAGGACAGAAACAACACTCACCCAACAGTCAAACCCGTCGAGCTTATGAGATACCTGTGCAGGCTTGTAACACCCAAGGGGGGAACGGTGCTTGACCCGTTCATGGGCAGTGGGTCAACAGGTCTGGCGGCAAAAACAGAGGGCATGGAGTTCATTGGCATAGAGCGCGAAAAGGAATATTTCGATATAGCTACAGACAGAATCAACAAGACATGGGTGCAACCAGACCTTTTGTGATGCCTAGCGATACCACATCTTGTTGTTGATACTGGAAAACAGATCAAAATGTGCTTATAGTGTTGGAGTATTTATGGCTCAATTTTCGTGGTATTAAAAAAAGATGACCGAAAAGGCCAAGCGACCAAGGGGTAGACCACCCAAGCCAAAGGCTGACACTGGGCCAAAACGTCCAGTGGGCAGGCCCAAGGCTGACATAGATATCGCGCAACTGGAGAGCCTGAGTGCGTTGAATTGCACCATGCCTGAAATCGCGGCGTTTTTTAAGGTTCCACTTAGGACTCTAGAGGATCGATACACCAATGACCCAAAAGTCAGGGCGGCGATAGACCAAGGCCGCGAGGTGGGCAAGCTATCTGTCAGGCGCAAGCAGATGCAGATTATGAACGACCATGACAACCCCACGATGGCGATCTGGTTAGGAAAGCAACTGCTAGGACAGAGGGATAAGCATGACGTTGTGACTGAGGATAAGTCCAGTCAGGCGCTCTCTGAAGCATTCAACATCCTGAATGACATGGTGAAACACAGGCAGTCCTGATGGCCCCAGATGGATTTCTCAACGGCTTGGCCCCTGATCAGCTTGCAAAGCTGAAGAGGCTCACTGACACGTTCACTGAAGAAGAGGCCCAAGCCTTTGCGGCGCAAGTCAAGTGGGCATCCCAAGCACGACAGAAGCAGAAAGCACCAGAGGGCGATTGGTCTGTGTGGTGCATCCTAGCTGGCCGTGGGTGGGGTAAAACACGCACAGGCGCTCAAGACATCGTTGGATATGCTATGGCTAACCCAGAGGCACGGTGCGGCGTTGTAGCCCCCACACAGGGCGATCTGCGGCGCGTCTGCTTTGAAGGCCCAAGCGGATTGCTGAACTGCGTTCCCAAGGGTTGCTTGTGGCAGGGCGAGGGCAGTGCATACAACCGCACGGCGATGGAGTTGCGCTTGTGGAACGGCTCAGTGATCCAAGGCTATGCCGCCATAGAGCCAGACCGCCTCAGAGGCCCACAGTTTCATAGGGTGTGGGCTGACGAACTAGCCGCATGGCGCTATCCCGATGCTTATGACCAGATGATGTTTGGCCTGCGTCTGGGCGATAAGCCGCAACTGATCATCACCACAACCCCAAGACCTACAGAGATCATCCTGAATCTGTTCAAGCGCGATGGCGTTGATGTCCATCTCACTCAAGGTAATACGTTTGAGAACGATGCTAACCTAGCTGAGAGCGCCCTGAAGCAACTGCGTGAGCGATATGCTGGCACTAGACTAGGGCGTCAGGAGCTTTATGCAGAACTTCTTCAGGACATTGAGGGGGCGCTATGGTCATATGGATTCCTCGAAAGGTCACGGATACAGAAGGATAGCCTGCCAGAGCTAGAGCGGATTGTTGTGGCCATAGACCCTGCCGTGACTGCCAGTGAAGATTCAGATGAAACGGGCATCATCGTGGCTGGCAAGGGGTTCGACAATCGCTACTATGTCGTTGACGATTGTTCTGTTAGGATGTCACCTGATGGGTGGGGTAGGCTGGCTATTGATATGTTTTACAAATATCAGGCTGACCGTATAGTCGCAGAGGTTAACAACGGCGGTGACTTGGTTGAGGGATTACTAAGAAACATTGACAATACAGTGCCTTACACCCCTGTCAGGGCGTCGAGGGGTAAGCTGGTCAGAGCGGAGCCGATAGCGGCGTTGTACGAACAGGGTAAGGTTAGCCATGTGGGAATGTTCAAGGAGCTTGAAGATCAGCTTTGTTCATATTCGCCCACAAGCAAAAAGTCGCCTGACCGATTGGACGCCCTAGTCTGGGCGCTTACCGAACTTAGCCAGTCCAGTGGGAAGGCGTATTGGAGAATTAGCTAATGGCCACCATTGCAGATTTTTTTAAGGGATTTCTGGTAACACCACCAGAGACTAAAGAAGCGCCACAGGTTGTTCTGACGACAACCACCAACTATCACCACCGCAGGGATTCATACGAAAGTTATGCCGCAGAGGGCTATCAACAGAACGCCATCGTGTTTCGATGTGTAAATGAGATCGCCAACGGTGCCGCATCTATCCCATTCAGGGCTTTTCAGGGCGACATAGAACTAGACCAACACCCTATCCTGTCACTGCTGGGACGGCCAAATGCCCAACAGGCAGGGGTTGAATACTTTCAATCGTTGTATTCTTTCCTACTTCTGGGTGGCAACAGCTACGCCATACGCACTGATGTGGCTGGATTGCCAAGGGAGCTTCACCTGTTACGGCCAGATCGTGTCAGGGTAAAGCCAAGCAAGACATCACTGCCCAGCGGGTACGAGTATGTGTTGAGCGGCAGAATTGTCAAAGAGTACGTCGTTGACCCAGAGACGGGTGCATCTGACATCAAGCACATGAAGATGTGGAATCCTCTTGATGACTATTATGGCCTTTCGCCAATCATGGCGGCGGCTGTAGATATCGACAACCATAACGAGATCAATAAGCACAACATCGCTCTGTTGCGGAACGGGGCGAGGCCAACAGGTGCTATTGTGTTTAAGCCAGCCAATGACAGGGGTATGTCCATTCAGCTAACGGACGGACAGCGCCAGCAACTCAACGACGATCTGAGACAAAGGTTTCAAGGCGTCGATAATGCAGGCAAGCCGTTATTGCTTGAGGGTGATTTTGATTGGAAAGAGATGGGCCTGTCACCCAGAGACATGGATTTCTTGCAACAAAAGAACATCAGCGCCAAGGATATCGCGCTTTGTTTCGGTGTGCCTAGCCAGTTGATAGGCATCCCAGACGCTCAGACTTACGCCAACGTCCAAGAGGCAAGACTTGCACTATACGAGGAGACGATCATACCGTTGGCGAGGCGGGTGGAATCCGATTTAAACGAGTGGCTTGCGCCGATGTACGGTGACGATATCACCATTGCATATGACTTTGAGTCGATCCCCGCGATGGTCGAGCGGCGGCGTCGGGTATATGAGAACGTGGTGTCAGCGGTTCGTGAGGGTATTATTTCACGCAATGAGGCTAGGGAGCGGCTTGGTTTAGAGCCTATCAGGGGCGGGGATGATGTCTTTATCGCGGCTAATCTTTTTCCCTTGGGATCGGCAGAGGTCGCGCCAGCGGAAGGGGAAGAGGCAGAGGAAGATGGCAAACAGGCTTATGATATGGGCCTTGCTTTTAAAAGTGAGGTTGAAAAAGACGTTTTCACAACTGAGGCAGAGGCTACAGAACGTGCGGAAGAAATAGGTTGCACAGGCACACACTCCCACGACACAGACAATGGCACGGTCTATATGCCGTGCGCGTCCCATGCGGACTACACCAGATTGACGGGTGATGACCTTGAGACGCCAAAGCAGGACACCCGCAATGATCAAGGCAAAGAGGATGAGCTTGATGACGATGCAAAGGCGGAATCTGATGTTGATACAAAACCAACAGAATCAATGGCGAAAGAGGCAGAGCGCGGCCTTGCCATGCGAAAGGAATTCAACAGAGGTGGGACAGAGGTCGGAGTCGCAAGGGCGGTCCAGCTTGTCTCAAGAGAGAATTTATCGCCGCGAACAGTCAGGCGAATGCACAGCTTCTTTAGCCGTCACGAAGTAGACAAACGGGCAGAGGGGTTCAGACAGGGCGAGGAAGGCTACCCTTCCGCAGGAAAAATCGCTTGGTTGCTTTGGGGAGGAGATTCGGGCCAGACATGGGCCAGAAGAACGGTTGCCAAACTGGACAAGGAACGCGATGAACAGAAACAGATCGAAGCCATCATGCTTCCATGCTGTGACGGGTGTGACCCGTTGCCATATGGAGAGGCAAAGG